TAGTTATATTACAAATGTAGTTAAACTATATGCTAATAAATTAAAAGAAAATCGAATATCAAAATTAAATAATTCATTAATTGCATTATTAAATGACACAAAAAAACGAATATCTGGTACAGAATCACCATACGTGAGTCCTGGGGCTGGTAACACTAAATGGATAACTTTACCGTTGTCTTTAAATGTAACCATTGACGGTATTTCTGGATTATATATGGGGAACATTATAGATATAGATTATAAACCACCTAGATATAATGATGAGGTAATATTTGCAATCGTGGGGGTTGAGCATACTATTAATAATAGTGGGTGGGACGTGAAATATGAGGCACAGATTAGAATTAAGAATCAAGATTCAATGTCTAATACTCTTACACCCCAAGCTGATTCACCTACCAATGCATTATCTAATATTAACGATGTGTTGAAATATAGTCCACCAACAATACGTATAATTAAAAGCACGGGTGAGCAAATTAGAAATGGTTTTGTTCCAGATAAATATCTAGTTGATGTTAATCCGTTATATATAATAAATAATTTAAGTGCAGATATGAGATTGGAAAAATATGCTGCTGCTGCATTTGATGATCTATCGGAGTATATATATAAAACAACAGGATATAAATTGATAGTAAATTCTATGTATCGTAGTTATATTAACCAATATTATATCGAAACTTCATATGCGAAAGCTAAACCAGGCAAAAGTCTTCATGGTTTTGGTTTAGCCGTGGATGTGCAGTATTACAGTGGTGTTAGGGGAGATGAATCACATTTGCAACCATATATAACTGAATTAAAGAAAATAGCACTAAAATATGGGTTTAAATGGTATTCAAAGAGAAATCCAACTACTGGGGTATTAGTAGATCCAGTCCATTGGGAATACGTAAAAACAAATAGTTATACTTAGCGATGAAATATATACCAAAAAAATATCAATCTACACCACAGGCACCAAACATAGATGGGTTTGGTACTGGGAAGTATAATGACCCCACTTCATTACCATTGAATGTGTTGGAATATATACGGTTGAAGAATAGTGATTATTTAACATACACTTCACCAGTAGAACGTAAACCTACACCAACACTTGATGACTATAATAATGAATTTTTTATTAGATATTTTGTAAAACAGAGAAATAATAATAAAATAATCGAGATAGATAAAACTCAATATACTTATATTGGAGTGGTTGGGCAAATAGATGGTGATTTATATTTATCATACCAATTAGATTGGAAAATTGCTGGTCCAATGTATGATCAATATAAAGGTAACATTATCGTAGAACATGGTATCGTGGATTCTAACAAGAGAACTTTAAATATAGCTGAAAAAACAATTAATGGAATTACTTCAAAATTATCGAATTTAGTTGAATACGCAATTTTAAAATAATTTATAATGGTCACATACGTTGATACTCAAGATCAATTATCAAAATTTTTAGAAGAATATAATAACCAAGAATCCATCATCATATCGATTTTAAGTGATTCTAACAAGCATCCGGCTAATAATAGTATCAGTATATTATATTTTTATTTAATCGATAGCAAATCAGAATTTTGCTTATTGATCAATCATTATGAGAGGATATTTAAAGTAGATGATCTCGTTAGTTTATTAAACAATGATAAAATCAAATATGTATTAAACAAAAAAGAATTTTTACATGTTTTGGCACTAGATAATATGTGTGATATATCATTGTTGTGTTATCTTAATAATATCGAACAGAGTGATGAAACCAATGCTACTCAATTACATAAGCAATACCAAGTAATTGGTTTTGATATTGATAATATTTTTAATTATATATCATCCGTTAAATTATTAGAAATATGTAATTCACAAAAAGATAAGATATTAAGTACTTTGAATAGAATAAAAACAACAGACTCCAAAGAATATGATTTTTATAATAAAAAAGCGATTAATGCGCTATATAATATTGAATTAAATGGTATTGCTACTGATAGCAATCAAATGTTATATACTCAATATAATTTTTATACGTTAACTGGTAGACCATCCAATAAGTTTGGCGGTATAAATTTTGCAGCATTACCAAAAGATAGCAACGTACGCCAATCAATAGTATCCAGATATAACAATGGATATTTAATTGAAATTGATTACGTCGCATACCATTTGTCATTGTTAGCTACATTGGTTGGGTATAATTATGGTAGGGAAAACATGCATTATAACTAAAGAGCAATATACTGAAATTAAAAGCTTAAATTTTAAATATTTATATGGTGGTATACCAGATGATATATCAAACAATATTGAATATTTTAGATTAATAAAAGAATATTATGAATTATTGTGGGAGTTAATAAATGAAGTGGGTTATTTGGAATCACCGATAAGTAATAGGAAAATATGGTTAAATAATATAGAAAACCCTAATCCACCAAAAGTATTAAATTATTATATCCAGTTAATTGAATTTGAAACAAACGTTGATATAATTAATAGACTTCATATTTATTTAAATAACAGTGATATTAAATTGATATTATATACATACGATAGCTTCTTATTTGATTGCCCGGATTTTATGGGAAATGAAAAAATAATAAATGATATCAAGGAAATACGGCAAATTATAGAAAATGATATATTTATGTCAAATACTAATATTGGTTATACATACAATGATATGAGAATAGTAGGAGATAAAAAATGATTAACGTTGATAACTTATTAAGTAATATACTATTAGACTTATCAGCTAAAGTTGGTAAAGTAGATTTGGCTAATAATAATCATATTAATGAATTATATAATGTATTATTGGAAAATGGGTTTAATTCAGTGTTAGCTAATGACTACATAAGAGAAGTTAAAGCAGTCATCAGTGAAAGAAAAGTTTCAAGGAATCAAATTAAAAATAAAATATCTTCAGTGTTTGGGTTAGAACAAACTGGTAGTGAAAATAGTAATACTATCATTGAAGTACCAAATGACTTTGATGTTGACCAGTTTGTTGGGAAGTTAAATAGCAACGGGGAATTAAAATCTGAAATAGGGTATCAATCAGCTGAAATAATAGCTGGGAGAACTTATCCGTCAGTAGTATTTAAGTTTAGTAATGCTGAGTTAGCATTTAAATTATCATCTAGAAAATCAAGGGCAAGTGGTAAGCAACCAATGGCAGAGGAATATGAAGATGGTATTGCGGTTGCGTATAATATGAAATTAGGATTATCAAAAGAAGATGCAATCAAAAAAGCTAATGCTAATTCAATTAGAATGAATTCAACTATTGGTGACATAGTATTGGGAGTTGGTAATAAAGTTGCAGCAAAGTTAGTTGGTCCAGAATATTTATCAAGTATGGGTTCATCTGATTATAGCGTTAGTGATAAATGGCCCCCATCAAACGGCACCCCAAAGACAGATTTAATGGGTGGTAATAATTATAGAATTTCAGTAAAAAAATCTGGGGGGTCCCAATTAATGAGTGGGAAAGGTAGCGGTGATAGTATTGGGGTGTTTAGAAGTGCTTTAGAATATTATTCCAAATATGAAAGATCCGATTATAATGCCCATATAGTTGAATTCATTGATAAGATGAAATCTCAATTTGGTGAGGTAAAGATTGATAAAAATATGGATAAAATCAAAGGTGATGTATATGATGAATGGTTAACAAAAAGAATAACTAAGGTTACTGAAGAATATGATGTAATATCACCCAACACAATAGGAACAAAAAAACATAGAGAACAGATAGAAAAACATATTAAAGCAGAATTAATAGATGCTGGATATGCTGATATGGTATCTAGTTATAGGGCTTGGTTTATATCAGGCGTTGATAATAAATCAAATGAAGTTAGTGGTTGGTTTAAAAATATTTATTTAGCAAACAAAGGCAATGTCAAAGAACTTGAGACTGTATTTAATTTGTCTATGGTTCACCGGCAATTGCAAAATGAATTAACATTAATATTCGAAGATAAAGCATTTAAGAAGTGGGTTGTATTTGAGGCAGCATCTGGCCAATACAAGTTCACTGGTGGTATAGAACCAACAACAATTGAACCGGTTGCCAATAAGTTATTAGTATTCGATGATGATGGTATGAAGCAGTTGGTCGAAATTGATGCAGAATGGGCAGAACTATTTGCTAACCACGTATCACACCAAATTGGGTTTAAATCGTCGGGGGTTAGTAAATTTTCAACCATTCGATTACTGACGTCTGAGAGTAAGCTGCCTAAAACTGAATTATTAGTTGACCAATTATTGACTGATGCAGTATCTGAGGAATTGATTATATTACAGAACTCATATGAAAATGAGCTCAAAAGTAATATATTAGAAGAAGGATTTAAAATAAATGTTAGTAAATTATTTAATTGGTTGACTAATGGGTTGCAGAAGTTTTGGAAGGATGTTATTATTAAATTTTTTAATAAAATAATAGAATACGCAAAACAAGGGATTAGTTATTTGGCAGAAGCATTTGGTATTGAAATTATTGGTTCATCTATTGTTGATGTAACCTTTTAAGGGGGAAATAGATGAAGCAATTATTAATTACATTCTCTAATAGGAATTATATTATAAAGAGTTTGCGAGATATATTAAAAACTTATGAATTATTTTCAAATCAATTATTTATCTTTAATAATTTAGATAATAGAAGAGAAGTTATTTTTTCATATAATATCAAACGCTATAAAGATGAATACCAAAAACCATTACCAAATACTATATTAGTTCACCGAAAAAAGGATACTAATACTATATATACTATCAATGCATTAAATACACTAATAATGGAAATCAACAATGGAGTATTAGATAAATGTTATCAAATATCTTGGGAAAATTATCAAAATATGATATTATTAACAACGAAAAATTCTCTACGTAGAATTAGCATAAAATTATCAGATATTATAAATGTTGATGATATGAAAAATTAAAAATCGATTATTTTGTTTAATTTTTTAAATTAATTAGTGTGATTATTGACAAATCATCATATCTATTGTAGCAATCAAAACTAATTAAATTCATACGAACGAATTAAAAAATTAGTTCATAGTTCAAATTAATAGTTAATTAATTAACAATTTAAAATTTAAAATCGGAGGTTATTATGGCAGGAGCAAACCTAGACGTCATCAGACGTAAATTAGAAGAATTAAATTCTTCATCTAACAAAACCCAATATATTTGGAAACCAAAAAAAGGCACTTCAATAGTGCGAATTGTGCCTCTAGCAAGTAACAAAGAATATCCATTTATTGAACTATATTTCCATTATAATATTGGAAATAATAAGCAAATGTTATCATTGTTTACTTTTGGTGAAGAGGATCCGATAGTTGACTTTGCAAAAAAATTGCAAAAATCTGGTGTCACTGACGAATGGAAATTGGGTAAAAATTTAGAACCAAAATTAAGAGTATTTGCACCAATCATTGTTAGGGGAGAAGAAGAAGAAGGTGTTAAATTTT